TTTCTTCAATTGTCACCACTAGAGTAGTAAACGGAACACAAACAGGAGCATTTCTATTTAATGTAGCATATCTTCATCCCGATAGTGGTTATGAATTTACTTCCGTTAATGATGTAACATACGAACTTGATGGTAATCCGTATACATTAGGAAGTGGTGTAATTAATGCTTCTTTAAACCCAAGCGGATATATAACTATCCAAACTGTTCAACAAAATCCAGATAACATATATAGTTTGGTGTTAAATGGAGCCGCTACATTATCTGCTCCTGAAGGGGGTGGTGGTGGTGACCCGCCTGAAGATGACGGTGGCGGCGGTTCATCGGGCACTTCAACTACAAGTGGTGTGGGTGGTACTGGCTACGCATACGCATTTAATGGTCAAAGTCAAAACATTCTTGCAAGACATAACTCTAATTTTGATGTTTTTAATAAAAACGATAGTTGGGCTATTTCATTTTGGGCAAGTTTACCACCCACTCAATCTACAATAGGTGATTTTTCTACCGAAAAACTTATTGTATCAAAGCATATCGCAGAACGATACATAAACGAAGATGGAACTATCACTACTCAAAACTCCGAAGTAGGGTCATATCCCTTTAAAGTGGGTGTTTATACTTTATATAGTGATGTAAGTGGTAAAGTTTTCTTTGAAACATCTGACGGAACTTCTACCAACCGTGTAACTTCATCAGCACAATACAACGATGGTTCATATAGACATTTTGCATTTAACAAGACGGGTTCTCTATATGAAATTTGGGTGAATGGCGCAAGAGTAGCAAGTCAGTCAGTTTCATATCCATTTAATATCAATAACCAAAAAGATATTTTAATTGGTAATGATTCATATGGTAATGAGTTTGGATTTAGTGGTTCAATAGATGAATTTCAAATACATAGAGTAGGTCTTACATCAGCCGAAATTGGTTCACTTGCTGACAATAATGTTATTAGTGGTTCATACCTTCAAAAAAATGATGTTGGGTATGTATTCTACAAACAAGGTATGGTTGTGGTAACCGACCCAAGACCGCGATATCAAAATGTTCTTTTGGGTGATGGTAATATTACATATACCACCTCTTCGGGTTATCAAGTTGATTATCGTTCAACAAAAGTTGTAGAAGAAATAGTTGCTCTTTGTGAAATTGGTAAAGAAGAATTTCTTGTTACATCCAATCCATCCGCAAGATATACCCCAAGTGAAAATGAATTTCAATTGGCTGAATTCACAACATCATCTTCATTTTATCCATATGTGACTACACTTGGGTTATACAATGATAGTGGTGATTTATTAGCAACTGCTAAATTAGGTTCTCCGTTAAAGCGTAGGTCTGATGTTGATGTAACCATTCAGGTTAAATTTGATATAGATTAAATAAAAGTTATGGCAAATGGAAATTGGAATCATATCCAAAAGACCAAAGGACATAAGTCTGGTCTTGAAAGTAAAATTAACGAACAATTAAGAATTCAAGGAATTGATGGTGAATACGAAAAACACGAAGTATCATACATCATCCCAGCATCACATCACACTTATAAGCCGGACTTTAAATTACCAAATGGTATTTACATTGAATCTAAAGGGTGGTTCTTGCCTGAAGATAGAAAAAAACACTTACTCATCAAAGAACAACATCCTGAAATGGATTTGAGATTTATCCTTCAATCTCCAAATGGTAAAATTTATAAGGGTTCAAAAACTACTTATGCTCAATGGTGTGATAAACACGGATTCAAGTGGGCTAGTAAACAAATTCCACAAATATGGATTGAAGAAACCCCTAAACAAAATTTCTTTGATTTCTCATAAATATTTCGTATATTAGTGGTATGGAGGAAAGACTATTATCACTTTTAGAATCTATTCTTGGTAAATCCAAGAAAACTTCGGGCGACAATTACTCGTTCTATTCTCCATTTGTAGACCACTACAAGAGAAAATTAGAAATTAATATACGATTAAATTCCAAAGGAGAAAATCCTTGGCATTGTTGGATTTCCGATGAAAAGGGTAGAACAATCAAGTCACTTTTTAAAAAGCTTCGCGTATCCAAACAAACTTGGGATGAATACAACTCAATCTTTAGTAAGGTCAACCGATATGCAAGTGAGTATGAAACTGGCGAAGTTGTAGAGCAAGTAGAACTTCCAAAAGAATTTAAACCACTCTACCAAAAGTCAGACTCCATCAAGTGGAAACACGCTATGAATTACTTGTTAAGTAGGGGGGTTCGTGCTGAAGATATTGTTAAATACAATATTGGATATTGTGAAAGTGGTGAATACGATAATAAAGTTATTATACCATCTTATGATGGGGGTGGTAAGTTAAACTACTTTGTTGGTAGGTCATTTTATGATACAAAGTTTAAACACAAAAATCCAAAGGTTTCCAAAGACATAGTTGGATTTGATTTATTGGTTAATTGGGATACTCCAATTATCCTATGTGAGGGTGCGTTTGACGCTATTTCAATTAGAAGAAACGCTATACCACTTTTCGGTAAATCAATACAACCAAGTCTTGAAAAAAAAATACTTGGAAAATTGGTAAAAAAGTTGTATATTTGTTTAGATTCGGATGCTATAAAAAATTCCATAGGGTTAGCTGAAAAGTTTGTATCGTATGGAATTGAAACGCATTTAGTGGAGTTAAAAGATAAAGACCCATCTGAAATGGGATATGAAAATATAAATAAACTTATTTACAATACACCATCCTTAACACTCCGAAGGTTGGTTGAGTTGAAGATGAACGGCTTATGAGTAAAATTAAAACTCTTAATATTGGTATAGAAAAGATTGGTAAGATTTATCACATTGCAGATGTCCATATTAGAAACCTAAAAAGACATTCCGAGTATCGTGATGTGTTTTCCCAACTTTATGGACAAATTTTGTCTACAATTGCGGAAAATGACATCATTGTGGTTGCTGGGGATATTGTTCACGCAAAAACGGATATGTCACCGGAAGTGGTTGATTTAACACAAGAGTTCTTTACTCGTTTATCAGACCTACTACCAACCATTGTAATTCCGGGTAATCACGATGCTAATCTGAACAACCCATCTCGTATGGACGCTTTACAACCTATTGTAAATGCGTTGAAGCTTGATAATCTATACTACCTGCGTGATACCGGCGTTTGGAAGATTGGTAATTGTTCGTTCTCACATCAATCAGTATTTGATGAATCGCCCGGCTTCCCACCACCAGTTGATATTGAAGGGTGTGACTATAAGATTGCACTATTCCACGGAGCAGTTGATAAAATTGTGACCGAGTTTGGGTTTGTAATTGAAAACAAAAAAGTTCTTGTAGATAATTTCAAGGGATATGATATTGTTCTTCTTGGAGATATTCACAAACCAAACAATGGTGTATTGGGTAATGATTGGATTAAGTATCCAGGTTCTTTAATTATGCAGAACCACGCAGAGTCGGTATTTCCAGAACACGGAATTTTGATATGGGATGTTGATACAAAAAGAAACGAGTTTGTTCAGATTAAAAATCCATATGGGTATGTGACGGTTGATGTTGAGAATGGTAAGATTGTATCTAACTCACCAATTCCACAAAAACCACGAATGAGAATTCGTGTTAAAAATACCAAAGCTGCTGACCTAAACAAATTGATTGCAGAACTAAAAAAGGGTAGACAAATTCAAGAACTGACGGTTCAAAAGGTTATTACTCATAAGAATTCTAACGAAAGCGAAAAGATTATTCTTCAAAATGTGCGTGATGTTGCATATCAAAATAAATTAATTGAAGAATACCTTTCGGACACGGAACACTTGACCGAAGACCAAATGAGTGTTGTAAAGGGAATTAACACGGACCTTAACGCTAAGTTGGGTAGTCACACTATCAAACTGAATTCTACTTGGATTCCAAAAACATTTGAATTTTCAAATATGTTTTCATACGGACCAAACAACATCATTGATTTCAGTAATATGAAAGGCGCATATGGAATCTTTGCACCAAACGCAAGTGGTAAGTCAACCCTATGGGATGCTTTATCGTTTTGTATCTTTGACAAATGTTCACGAACCTCAAAAGCTGAGGATGTGATGAACTATTCTAAAAATTCGTTTGATTGTAAATTTACTTTTGACCTCAATGGCGTTGACTATGTAATTGAACGAGGTGCAAAGAAATCTCCAAAGAGGGGGACTGTAAAGGTAGATACAAACTTTTACAAAATAGAAAATGGTGTCATAGAATCTCTTAATGGAGAACAACGAAGAGACACAAACTTTATTATCCGTGAGTATGTAGGAACTTATGATGACTTCATCCTTACAGCAATGTCCACCCAATCAAACAATACTGGCTTTATTGACAAGTCACAAAAAGAACGAAAGGAACTACTTGCGCAATTTTTGGATATGGATGTATTTGAATCTCTTTACCAAATTGCAAGTGAAGAAATCAAAGAACTATCCGCTCTTCTAAAAGATTACAAGAATCAAGACCTTCCTACACAATTAGCTGACGCTGAGGACACTTTAACATCTATTACAGGTTCTTTAACCCAATTAGAAGATAAGCGTCTTAAATTGGATTCTCACCGAGATTCAATCAACACAAAGATTGAATTTGAAGTTGGTAGTTTGAAGCCCGTTGATGATGTTGGTGATGTAGAACAATTAGAATCCCATTTAGAATCACTTAACAAACAACGAAAGACGCAAGAGACTGAATGTGGTATAAATTTTTCGGAACTTAAAAGTATAGAAGCCAAACAAGGAGATGCTGAGTCAAAGATATCTAATTTAAACATTGATGACTTAAAAGAAAAAAACGAACAATACAAAACTTACAACAATAAGTTTAATGAAATCGGAGTTCAACTTGATAAGTTAGAATCTCAAATGATTCACGCTAAAAAACATTTGGATGGTATTGGGTCTCTTACCTTTGATGATAATTGTGACCATTGTGTAAGTAATAAAAATACACCATTTGCAAAACAAGCCCAAACCCTTGAAGATGAACTACAAAAGCTTGGTAAGGAATATAGTGATTTGGTGACCAAGCGTATTGATGTAATGACTTTACGAAATCAAAATGATGTGACCAAAGAACTAAAACTTTGGGATGAACTTTCCGAAACTTCTTCTAAATTAGAAAAAGAATGGTTAAAGATTAGTCGTTCATATGAGTCGTGTTTGTCGCTTGTTAAAGATTATGATACCTCTATTAAAAATTTAGAAATTGATATCCAAAAAGCAAAGAACCAACAACAAGCGGTAGAGCATAACAAGTTGGTAAAAGAAAAGATACAATCTTTAAAAGGTAAAAGAACTGAAATTGAAGATTCAATAAAAGAAACTACCAACGAATTAATGCACATCAATTCAGAGATTAAGGTCGCTGAAAAAACCATTGAGAATGTTCACCAATCTTTGGAAAAACTTCGTGGTATGGAAACGAAATATGATGGTTATGAATACTACCTCAAATGTGTAAAGAGGGATGGTATTCCATACAATCTTATTTCAGAGGTTCTTCCAAAATTAGAAATGGAAATTAACAATATTCTTTCACCTATTGTAGATTTTCAAATTCTATTGAATACGGATGGTAAAAATATCAATTCATTTATTGCTTATTCTGATACTGAATACTGGCCATTAGAACTTACAAGTGGTATGGAAAAGTTTATTTCATCTATCGCAATCCGAACCGCTTTGATAAATGTATCTAATTTACCACGACCAAACTTTATTGCAATTGATGAGGGGTTTGGTTCATTAGACACGGACAACTTTAACTCACTCTATTTATTATTTGATTATCTAAAGACGCAGTTTGATTTTATAATCACCATTTCACACATTGACAAAACAAGAGATATGGTAGATTTCATTATTGACATCAATAAAATCAAAGGGTTTTCATCTATAAGATATTTATAAGAAATGGAGTAGTTAATGGGTTTACCGCTCAAAATAAAATCAAAACAAAATCTATCTAAATATAGAGTTTTAGTAGAAGATTCATCAGCAACATCTGATGAGTATTTTTCTATTGTAGAGTTTCCAGAATACTTGGGCGAGGGTAAAAACCTACTTCGTATTAAAACAAACCCAAACATATTTGAGCCCAATAC